CCACGATTTGCCCACTCAATGGTCATTAGATTTAGACTACGACGAGCTGTGCGTAAATCATACCCAGACCGAAGTTCTTTGCCGCATCTCTCAAAACTTTCTTCTACTAGATCGTTGAGGTCAAGATTAAAATTTGATAAGCCACTAGTTGACATGCTTGTTCCTTAATTTCTCTTTTCTTGCTGCATGACAAGCCGCCATCCCACGTTTTTTTGCACTAATACTAATATTTCTCTTATGTTCCTCAGAAAATACTTTACCAAGTTGTTTTTGGCGTAATTTTTCTTTTTGTTCTTGCGCCAATGGTTTGCCTTTTTTTGACGCTACTTTTGCAATTTGGCAAGCCTCAGATACACCACGTTTTTTTGCTGCTTCAGATAAACGTTTTCGCGTTTCTTCAGATGGGCTTTTACCCCCATCACCGCCAGCGGTCAAGTTACAAAGTTCAACACCAGAATTACGTAAGCATTTAATAATACCAGCTTCAAGTTCATACGCTATTTCTGGCGTAGAACATTCCATAAAGCCAATTAAAATGTTTTTTGCACCATATTTTGCAACAATATTTTTATGATGTTGATTTCTTTCCCCCAAATATTTTGCTCGGCGTAATGCACCCTTACCGACGTAAAATGGTACGCCGGTTGGTTTGCAATGTACGTAAGCAAAAGAGGTCATTTTTTCATGCCTTTAAGGGTCTGCGCTAATCGCGCACGTTGCCCTATTTTACCGGGCTTTTTAGCAGCCGCAGCAAGTTTTTTGGCAGGGATAGGCTGACCGGCCTTAGCACCAAGTTCTTTGCGTAGCGCACCGGGTTTTTTAATCGCCCCAGCTATCCAATTCTTAGCCATGCCGCCCTCCTTATAGACCTCAACATCATTGGGATTGTCTTTGCGAACAATCTGCTTACCTTTGGGCATCTTTGAGGGGCGCATAGCACCCATACCACGCGAGGCCATCATACCATTCGACCTTTTGTTTTACCGCGCTGGGCAATACCATCGCCACGACGTGACGCTGATGTAGCTTTTTTAACAGGCTTTGCCGCAGAACGAGGAGCAGCTTTCTTGACCTTACCACCACGCTTGTATCCAGCCCCTGCATCTTCTGCAAGCGCAACTTGCATTGGGGCCGCATGAGCGCTAGAGTGCATAAACGGTTCTGCTGCACTGTAAAGGCGGTTTCCAAGGTCTGTTCTTTCAACAGCTTTTTCACCTACTCGTTCACCGCGTAACGCAGCTTGTTGAGCGGCGGCGGGGGCAATTGATTTACCAGCAACCCTTTGCGCCGCAATACCTCTGTCAACCAAAGTTTTACCGGCAGCGCCACCGGGGATCGCACCGACTGCATTTAACGCAGCTCTACCGTAATTGCCTTTGTCCGCTTCGGCAACAATATCGCCCATGCCAATCATTTGCCCAACGCCCGGGATAAAAGTAGCCCCAAGTTTTGTCATTGGATACTCTTCAGACAACTCTTCAAACCTTCCAGCGCGTTCTTCGTTTTGCTTGGCAGTAGCTGCCTCAATAGCCGCACGCCTCGCGCTTCTAGCCTCAAGGTCTTTACTGCCCCCAAAATAAGGTCTTGAATAATCGTCGTCTCTTTTTGGCATGGTCTGCTCGCTTAAGCGCGGGTTTTACCACGAATAGCGCAACCATCGGCGCGGCTAGATGCAGAACCACCTTTAGCCATTTTCATGCCACCGCCCATGATACCCATTGACGGCCCGCTATCACCCATATTCATACCGCGAGTTTTACCACGCTTCTGAACAGCAGACTCGCCAAACTTTGTTAGTTTGTTTGAACCAGCTTCAACATCTTTAGCCATTGTGCTTGGCCCCATTGTTTCTTTCATAGCCATTCCACCTTTTTTGAGAGTGAGTTTAGTACCTTTGCCACCCTTATGCTCTTGGGCGTCATGTTCTTTAAAAGCTTTCTTGATAAGTTTTACATCTTGTTTCTTATCTTCAGCCATTTCCTTACGGTCTTCAGCTTTGGATTCTTTCATAACACCACCTTTTTTAAATAGGTCCATACCGCCGTGATCAGTTTTTTGTTTATTGATGCCTTGCAAATCAGCTCGATTGCGTGGGCCAAGTTGTGCGCCTTTGCTTGCCGCAGAAAACTCTTTGGCAACATCTGTAGATACCCCAGCTTTTTTAGCAAACTCTGGATTGTGCGCTGCAGCATCCATAAACTTCTTTTGTTTAGCTGATACGGCTGGCATTATTTTCCCCAGTGTCCTGCAATGAAACCAGCTATGCCTGTTAAAGCGCTAACAGCACCCCCAGCCCACATCAATACTTTCCACCCGCCACGGGCTTCAGATAGCGTCTTTTGGATTTCAGCAAGACAAGTCTTAATGGTAGCCATGTCTGAAACAAGTTTATCCATGTCTTCTTGCAAATGTTTAATGTCATTTGCATGGGTAGCTAACTCTCTTGCCGTTTCTATTGGATCAGAGTTCATTAACATTTCCAGCGTCTAAGACTTGCGGCTTTGCGTGTAGGGCGACCCTTTTCATCTTTCATCGGGCCGGGCATTCCAGACATACGGGCGCAAAACGATTTTTTACGGGGGCCACCTTCAGGCTGTGGGGCTTTTAGGTGCGATCCAGTTGCAGCGTTGTATTTAGCACGGCCTTTGGCAGTAAGCCCCGCTCCCTGCTTGACCGGCAGCTTTTCACCGCGACCAACAGCTAGAGACACTCCGCCTTTTTTCATTTTCGCAGTCTTTTCAGACTCTTTAAATGCTTTAGCGGTGGGTGCGCCTTCACTGCCAACTTTACGCATTTTTTCACCAGAGCCTGCTTTAATACGCTCTTGTTTTGCGTGGATGTTGGCGTAAAGTCCGGGCTTAGCCATAGAACACCGTTACACCGGTCATGTTAGCCAACTGACAATACAACCCAACATGGCACAAAATGCCTTCGCCGGGGAAAGTGAGCTGCAACACATTAGCACCCGCAGTTACGGCAGCAGTATCAAACGAAGCAACCCAAGGGCTATTGCCATACTTTTGAGCAACAACAAATGTACACCCACCAGTGCCAGTAATTGTGCCTGTGTTAATGTCAGTAATCGTAAATGTGCTTGAGTTTGTTACGGTAACAATGTAGTTACCATTGGTTGCCGTGCCGCCCGTGCCAGCGCCAAACGTAATACCAATTTGCTGGCCTGTGGTTAACCCATGAGCAGCAAGAGTAACAGTTATTGTGTAGCCCGAACGAATGTAAGTTCCACCTGTAATTGGGTCAACAGTTGTATCCCAAATGTTAATTGTGCCCGCCGTGGCAGTACCAACAGCGATCATACCGCGCAATCTGGTACGCCCAACATAGCAGTAACCATTCGCATTTAAATGCGAGGTCAAGACATCAGTTTGCATCATAATAATCTCCTAGATGTTAAACAGGGGGCTTAGCCCCCGTGGAAGATTATTGTTGATACACGGTTGGGTTAGAAGCGCCGTCCGAGTTGCGAACGATGTATTCAATCAAAACAGTTACTGCGCCGGTCACCGAAGTGCCAGTGGCGGTAAACGTGACCAAAGCATCAGTCGCACCAACGTTGGCGGCAACAGGAGCAAACGTAGCAGAGAGCGTTTGTGGGTATACACCAGCAGATGTAATCGTAGCGGCAGCAGCAACGTCAACACCAGCAATCGTTACCTTAAGCGTAGTAGCAGAAGCAAACAATGTGGTTGTGTAAAACACAACGCTGGTAATCAAAGCACCAGCAGGGATAGCGCCAAGTGAGCCAGTTAAACCAGCGACTTGTGCGGCTGTGAGATTGGTTGCTTGACCAACTGATGTAGCGCCCATGTTGCGTACTGTGCCAGCAGTTGTGCCAGTCGTGTTTTTAACAGTACCAAGTAGCCAAGGGCCAAGGTGTGTAGCGAAACCCATAATAGAGTCCTTTATGCAAAAGTTCACTTACCATCGTTGCATCGTCTGCTGGGGCAGTTGGTAAGTATCGAAGCCCAGATACGTCATTTATACGCTTTATTTTGTTACTGCGCAAGCATTTTTGCAAATAAAAAACCCCGCCTTTTGAGCGGGGTCTGATGGTGTCCCGGATTCAAACCGGGCATCCTAGTCTTGTCGATCTGTGTGTACTCACCACACCGACACCATCGTAGCGCTTACGCGCCAGCAGAACCGTACATGCCAAGCGGATCAGACCAGCCGAAGCTGTAACGCTCGCGTGACTTGTAACGCACGTTGCCTGTATCAAAGTCACCGTCCATCGACTGTGACAATGGGGTACGAACAAAATGCTTCATGCCGTTAGGCACATCAGTTGTCAAGAACCAAGCATTGGTGTCGGTCAAGAAGTGGTTAATTGCGTAACCCTCTGGAATCGAACCGTTGTTCTTGAGTGCGTTGATGTCGTTGTCGGTTGTACCAACACGCAATTCAGTATCAAGCAAACGAGTTGACACGAACTGAAGTGCAGGAGGAACAATCAACTTCTTGGGTTTTGCAGCAATCAGCAGACCACGCTCATCAGTCCATGCAGCAATCTGAATAACGGCGGCTTCAAGTGAAGTCTCATTCAGGTCAGCAGGGGTTGATGGAATGTTGCTGTTTGTGCCACCAGAGATCAGAGGATGCGATGCGCTGAAAAGAGGAACGCCGTCACCGCCGTTATAGCCAGCAGTGAAACCGTTGTTCAACACAGCAGCAGCTTTAACCTGCTTGGTGTATGCCATTGCGCGGGCGAGAGCCTTGGTATAACGAGCCGACAAGCTGTCGTACAGGTTATCTTCAATTGCCTCTTCCGTGAGCGAGAAGCCCAGTGCGATGGTCTCATGGTTGTATCGAGCAGTCCAAGCTTCCTGAGCATTGTCATACGCAATTGCAGAACCTTCGTTCT